TTTTACTTTGAACCCCCACTTTATCAGAAAATAGGAGTTCGTCAACTTTATTTTGCAGACCCGTAGCAGTCCGCTATGTCGCCTTCTGACCACGTTACCAGCTCAGGCCACCACGATACTCCCTCACGCATAAGACCTTGTAAAAGCTCTAATTTAGGCTCTGCTTCTGCCTCGGGGACTACATACACCAGCTCGTCATGCACCATCATCGCGGGGCTTAAACCAGTCTGTTTTCTGAACCGGAATGCGTGTTCTGCAATGACGTCCCGTGCAAGGGCTTGCACAAGATTCTCAACGCCTTTACCTGCATAAATGCGGGCTCTAGACCGGCCGTTGCCATACCACCATTCTGTCTTGCCGTTATCGCTCTCCCGCACTAGGTCGGGGTAGTAGATACGCCGTCCCGACGGTAGCCGCACTGCGTTCTTCTCAGTTACACACATACCCCAAGGATCAATTGCAGCCTCAACCCCCTGCTTGATGTTGGTGAGGTTATTTTGGAACAGCTTCCACCCATTGGCAATCTCCGCATGGGCATCTCGGTAGGTGTTCACAGTCTGCGTAGACTCTACCAAGTCAATATCTATTCCACCCATCAGCTTAGCAACCTTCTGAAAGGTAGCACCACCCGCACCAAAGCCAAGTCCCAAGTGAGCAACCTTACCTACCTGCCGTTGGTTCTTCGTAACTTCTGCCTCGGTGATGTTGTACAAGTCGTGTGCAGCAAAGTACCTATACAGGTCAGCCTTCGCGGGGTCTGCCTTGAACAGCTCCATAGCGTAGGGAACCTTCCACAGAAACATGTTGACGCGCAACTCAATGCCTGACAAGTCAGCCACGATTACTTTGTGCCCCTTAGGAGCTCGCAACGACATACGCAACGCATCGGATGCTTTAGGATTCTTGGGGTCAATGCGCGGTAGGTTCTGCATGTTGTACTGCTCACCGCTCCACCGCCCAGTAGTATCCGCACCGCAGTACTTGAGTGGCACCGGCAGTTTACCGCCACACACATTGGCAGCCTTCAAGAAAGCCTCAAGCCGTGTCTCCAAAATCGTAGACTTAACCTCTAGCCTAGCAGTAGCGGCAGCAGATACCAACTTGTTGGGGTGGTCTTGGAGTTTGATAAACGCCTCGTCTGTCTTAGCTAGTGCAGGAGTCATCTTCTCCGGGTTAGTGGGAGACACCTTCATAGGAACTTCCACACCAAGTTTCAGCAACAGGTCTCCGAACTTCTTGGAACTTGCAAGCTCCGTCCTGATTTGCTCCTCAATTGGTATGCCACTATCTAGTGTGGCCGCTACGTAGTCTGCTATCCCCAGCGCCTTAGCCAGACTCAACAACGACTCGCGCTTCTCGGCTTTAACTGTAGCCAGTGCAAGGTTAACCATCGGATAGTCAACTTCAAACACTGGGTTAACTAGCATGCGAGTAGTCATATCAATCTGCACCAGCTCGGCCTTGGGGAATCCCCTAGCCAGTACAGTAAACAGCGCGGCACACAAATCTGTATCTACTTTGTTGTATTCCGCCATCGCAACCAGTTCTTCGGAAGAAAAGTCACGTAGGTGTTTACCCTTAGTGTTGGTAGCTTCTAGGTCTAGCTTCTTTCCCAACCGCAACTCCGCAGCCATCTTCTTGAGGGATACGCCTATGAGTGCTTTGCCTCCTAAGTTAACGCTGGTCTTTGAGTATTTGCCCCTAGCCATAGCTGCGGTGCAGCCGTACATCTTTGGATGTACACCTAGGCGCGTAGTAAGAATCATCGCGTCAAAGCCGGACATGTTGTGCCCGATAGCCATCGCGTTGCTCCAGTCCATGCTGTGTAAGTGCTCTCGGATTATTGCTTCGCCAAACAAAACGTATGTTGGTTCAGCACCCTCCTTGATGGACACCGAAATAATTTCCGTCTCCGGATGCATTACGTACTCGGTAGGAGACATCTTGGTAAGCGTGTGGTCAACGCTCCAGAAAGTCTCAAAGTCAATAACTATGGGTTTCATTTTTTACCTAACTGAAAGCTGACCATCGAAGCTGCAATGCGCTCATTAACTTCTGCAATGGTGGATGCTACGTATGTATCCATCTCGTACCCCTCTCGTGTAGCTATGTTGATAACGTAACCATTGGCTACTTGCATAACCTCAATGCGCCCAGAAAAAATCTGTTTGTTAGTTGACTTGGGCAGCGTTGGAACTATGCTGCTGCCCGATATGGAGTTCATTGCTGGGTTGTACGTAGCTGGTGCCGTGCCTATTGCGTTTAGTATCATGTTAATTAGTTTCATGGCGTCCTTCCAGTTCTATAAGTAGATCAATCTCATGCTTGATTTTTTCTAAGTCCTCAAAGCGTCGACTCGCAGGTTTATTTCGCCAACGTGTAATTCGTTTAACGATGCAGCCCTCCAAGAAGTTGAGGTTGTTTGCGTGGATGAACTCCACGGGTTGTATCTTCATTTTTTTGTAGTGGTCGCCCGCTACTTGGTTTTCTAGTGCGCTCATGCTTTTCCTTTCGGGTTAGGTCTAGGACAATCTTCTGGTGGTACAACTGCACACCATACGGCATGCGGGGGTTCGTTAGCTACTGGGTGCCATCGGTCAATGTATGTATCAGGCATATCCCCCAACGCATTTCTTACGGAGTCTGGCTTCAGCTCAAGCCTTTCGGCTATCTCAATAGGGGTAAGCCCATCGTGGTATTGGTGCAGTAGTCTGCGAATATCGGGATGCCTTGATTTACTCACTGCGCCAGCCCTTCCTTGGTTTAATGAATGCTGCCATAGGCATTGGTGAATGTCCGGGTAGTCGCACTGGCTCGTCAAAGAACGTCCGCTTGCGTAGTGAGTTTGAATCTTGGTGAAAAAACTCGGGGTACTGCGCTTGCATCTGTTCAATAAGTTCGTCAAGTTTACGGTTTGTTGTGGCTTGGTACGCACCATTGATTCTAGGGCGTACTAAATCTTTTAACCTTGTTTGTAGGTGTTGAGTAAGCATGATTCCTCTTTCTTTTGGTTTCTCTTTGGTAGCGGTAGCCAGCCTATGCAGAACGATGAGTCCCACGCACCGACAGTGCACACACCGCCTTTAGTTAGCAGCAGCACCTTCGCACCGCCTATGGGCATCTCATCACCAACGTGCGGGTATAAGAACTCTGCGCCCCCTGCCTGATACTTAGTCACGTTGGGTAACCTCGGCTTTGAATCTTGAGCGCATCCGTAGCCCCTGCTCGTGCAGGTTCGCTTTTCTCAGGCACGTAGACTTGACCATCTTTCATGTGATTGAAAGTTCGTGGCGTAGCTGTGTCGTCGGGGCGCTCCAGCTTCCAAGTTACAGCAATTTGTTTTAGGCAGTTGTCCCATGCGTCCGCGTCAAATAATATGCTGGCTTTTGGGTTGTTGGGAATACCCCAGTACTTTAGTTTTCCGTTGGGTAGAACAAAGCTGCCCCGAACAATGTAGCAGCCCGCGCCCATATAAAAGCTGTCCGGTAACTGCTCTACATCTATAGGTGCATTTAATACAAAGCCTTCCTCAACGAGTGTGTTGTACCGGCTCGAACCTACACAGTGCTGGTTCCAGCTATCTACAATTTCTTTTTTATCCATTGTTCTGTTCCTTTAGCCATTCTTGAATGCGAACAAATGCAACTAAATAATTACCATTCTCAGCAAGCCGTGTGGCTTCCAAGAATTGCGCCTCCGTCAGCCCCACCCAAGGGCGTTGGTAAACTTGGATGTCATCGTCTTCGTCTGCAATGTATCCCGCACTTGTGAGAACAGTGCGCGGTTTTAATTTACCGTCTTTCATGTGTTTTTGTCCTCAAGTAGGGCGTCTGCCCACCGTGCGCCTTGAACGAACCCCTGTACAAAATCTGGCTCGTCAGAAATTACCTCATTAGATATATCCTGATGCGTCAGCCCCACCCAAGGGCGTTGTTGTGGGGTGGTGTAAAGAGCGTCCCAACCGAGAGGCACATCGTTTATCGGAGGCGAAAACCTTATACGGGATCCTTCACCGTCTGGCGTCATCCACACCACAGGCTCTTGTGCTGCCCTTGACAATCTTGCTTCGTCCTGTGCCAAGGCTGCGTTGATGGCGGTAATGGCTTCACTGTGTGTAATCACTGCGTCTTTGTGTGGCTTGCTCCATTGCAACGCCTCAAGCGCACGTTCTAATGCTTCTTTCATACCATCCCCTTTGTTAAAAGCGCAATCCAAAGACTTGCGCCAATGGTCAGTAACACTGCAAATATAAGTTGGAACTTCATGCTTCCTCCCACCTTTGTCCAATAGAACACCAATACACGCCATGCGCTTCGGTTATGACGTGACCCTTAACGATGTCATCAACTTGCCCACCGAGTTTGTAATGCTCATCCTCTTTGATTGACATAAGGGATTCCTTGGGGCTAACTTCAACCAGCATATGAATCTTGCCGCTTTTAAGGGTTTTTGTGTGTAGGATTTTCATTCCACCACCTCCTGCTTTGCAGTCAAAGATTCCAAGCGTTTAATCCGTGCCACGTTGTAAGCAACAATGGCGGTGTGGTACTCCATGCTCGATTGATGGCGCAGTTTGGTGCGCTGCGCTTGTATCAGTTCTTCTGCAATAAGTTCGGCAGGGGTTGGCATTACCCAGTGGTTTTGCAGCCATTCCCATACGTTTTTTAAGTGGTTCATTTTGCGTCTCCTCTTGCTCGAATAAATGCTGCAACGGTGTGCTTGTCGAACCCATGCAATTGCTCCCAATGTGTTGCAACCTTCTCACGCTCTGCTGCTGCTACTAATTTGGCAAAGGCTTCAAGGTCTTTTGGTGTTTGTAACGACCAGCTAGAAAACCCAGCCTGTTTAGCCATGTCCATTAGTTCTTGGTTCATGCTTCCCTAGCTTTCATCATTACGTCTGCTATTGCATAAGCCTGTGTTGGTATCACGACAAATAAACCATCGTTGTCAATTAACGCTTGCATAGCCTTGGCTGCAAAGTAATCACGCAGGGTCATGCCTGTGCAAGTCATGTTGTCACGCGTCCAAGGGAACGCTGTTGGTGGTTCTTGGGTCATGCTGTTAACTCCTGTAATGCGCGCACTGGCGCATGTGTTTCTATCCATACTCTTGCTCCGCAACTTAGCGGCTTGTCGGGGCTGTACACGATCTTGCTTTCACCTTCGATGTGTACTTCATGAGCGTAGGTGTTGCTCTTGTAGGTCTTAACCGTCAGCACAGGTTCGTTCGTGCCGTTCTTTGCATTGGCTTTGACAGCGTGTTGATTTACATGAATGATGGTCTTCACTTGAAAATACTCCTTGCTAAAACTGTTTTGGTTGGTTCGCACTGCGTTGTCTGCGATTGCTTGCTAGAGAAGTAGCCAATGGCAAAACAAATGGCGGCGAACACCCCCACGCACTTGGCGAACGTCATCAGGTTGTCCCAAAACCTCTCAAACACGGTAGGGGTTTCTTCTTCGTCTTCAACCAATTGAATTTTTATCTTGCTCATACACCCTCCCCGAAGATGGCCTTGAGCTTCTGCATAAGAACTTTGGCTTGGCGCACGTTCAGTGTGTCGATGTACTTGTCCATGTCGTCCGGTGTACGGTGCATGATTAACTGTGCTCGCTTTTCTGCTGGAGCTGGAGTCGAATCCCTGCGCTCAATCGCCATGTTCAGTACGCGGCGTTCGATGTCAGCAATATCAACGTGGACAACAGGCAGTGTTGTTGGGTCAACCTGCGCACCCTTGGCCTTCTTAGCCTTCTTCGACTTCTTGCTCGAAGACATCTTCAGCGGTGCGTACTCGGTCAGGTTAGCGTGCATCGTGCCATCCGCCAGTATGCGCAACTGCCGCTGCCTAGTAAGCGCAGACAACAGTGATGCCGTGGAAGATAGCTTGTACCCCATAGCAGACAACGCATCTATGGCTTGTGCCCGTGTGCAGCCCGGGTTGTCCCGCACATAGTTGAACGTGGCTCTCGACACGTTGTTGGTGGGCTTGAAACCCTTCTGCCCCTTGGCCGTTAGGTTAGGCTCTGCCTTGGCATTACCTTGTTCCCACTCGGCAAAAACTCTTTGTAACTCAGTTTGCATATTGCTCATTTGATTCTCCTGTGTTAAATACCGCCCATAAGTTTTACAGACACAGCTGCTGCTGTAAGCTTGGACACGTCCAAGTCAGCAACAATATCCTGACGCTCGGATGCCTTGCGGGCAACTTGCTTGTCAAGACGCTCAATGTCCTCGGGGTGTAAGTACATGCGGATGTTGGGGAACAACTTAACGCCCTCGTTGACAGACTTGCACTTCTGTAAGAAGTTATCCACGTCAGTGCGAATCTTTTCCCAACGAGCTGTAATGTTGCAGTGCTCCATGAAAGAGTCCCAGTACTCCAACGCTTCGGTACGCCCAATGGTTTCTTCGGGCAGCGCACGCAAGTCTTCTATGAGTAAGGTAGATTCGTCATAGGAGGAGTAACGGCTGGTTGATGGTCGAGCGCGTGCATCAGTTACACCAACAAACCGCATGCGGCATTTCTGCTTGGTCGCATCGTCCAAGATATACAAGGCCACATTCTCAGAAGTGTAAAGCCAGTCTTTTGGAATTAGCCTTAACAAGTGGTAGTGTTCCTTACCCCAGCTTGCAAGGTTGAACAGATAGGATGCGTCAAGACTGATGTTAGTACCAATCTTTGGGCATAGAGTCTGTAGTTCTCTATCCCGCATATTACCGATGCGGTTGTGTACGCGTGAGCGTAGCTCTTTCGTTACGAATACTGTTGCCATGTTTCGTTTCTCCATTTGTGGTTAAAAAAGAAAGGCCGTGCGAGCTTATTGCTTCTTCACAACCCCTCGGGGGTCACCGACTTACTTCTTCAAGAAGTCAGCAAGTACCTCACGTAGTACATCTCTACGCTCTTGGTCTACATCTTCAGCGAGTGCGTCGTAGCACTGCGTCAGAAGTTTGGAATAGCTCTCGATGAGAGCATCTACTGGGTCGTTTACGTTAGCTTGTTTCATTGTTGCTCCAAGGTAAAGTGAATATTGTCGCCGTAAGGAGCCACGATGTCACTACTTATGCACCAAACAACTGGGTAATCTGGTGCTTTTTCTACATTAAAGTCTGTGTAACCGTCAGTAAGGCATACAAAAACCTCAGGGCTTATTCCTTCTTTGTCTAAGAACGCAAAGCCAGCCTCCATGTCAGTGCCTCCGCCAGAGTAGAACTCCAGATTGAATTCTTCACCCTGCTCGAACACTATGTGCTTGCATACATCGGTGTCGGTGTACAAGACATGCACTCGGGTGGGATTGCACAACTCGATGATGCGCTTGACATGGGAGTTGTAGTGGTCTAACTCTAGTGCGTTGATAGAGCCTGACACGTCTACTTGAACTACTACCTCGCCTGCCTGTGCAACCTTGCCTGAGGATGGCAGATACCCATACTCCAAGAATCTACGATTGGGTCGAGCCCACGAATACTCTCCCTTGACTAGCGCAGTCATGTGCCGCTCAAGGATATCGTACCAAGGTGTGGGTACATCAATCAGCCCTGCAATAATTCCTGCAAGTGCGGCGGGCATGTTGTCTTGTGCCTTGGCTGCCTGTGCTGCCTGTGCAATCTCAACGCGGGTCTCAGCGTCAATGCGAGTGGCTTCTTCGTCAGTGAGTGGTGTTCCTCTATCTAGAAGGTCATCGCCTGTACCGCCGGGGCCATCGCCATCTTGGTCTTCGGGGAGCTCGTTGTAGATACTGTCAACGGTCTTGTCCTTGGAGCCCGCCATGTCAACGCCACCCTTAATCATCTGGCCGATATTGGCTGCCTTGAGCATATCGTTAATCCACGCATCACCGGCAATGTTCCAACGCTTCTTACTGCGTGTACCTACTCGTCCAGCATGCTGCCCGATAACGTGCCCTACCTCATGGCACAACAAGAACACCAGCTCGGCAACAGACAACTTCTCTACAAACTCTTTGTTGTAGTAAATCTGCCCGCGTTGGTCAACTCCTGCAGTTGGGATAGTGTTGTCCTCAATCAGCTTACGCTTCATAAGGATGGATGCAAAGAAAGGATGCTGCGTAACTATCGACACCTTTGCTTTGTCTAGGTTGCTTACTGCCATATCATTACCTCGTTTCTAGTTGTGTGATTCGTATTGGTTCTGTACCGTTCAAGGCTGCCAGTGCTACCTTGACCTTTGCTTGGTACTCCTCATCTTCCAAACTGTTCCTTGTAAACACTTCAATTAGCCTAGGTTGAAACTCCCGATTGATTAGCGATACATCGAAACTCTGAACGCCCTCAAGGATGTTGCGTCTCTGCTCTTCGTTGTTTCGCTTGTACCAGTCGCCGTGGTGTGGATTGCTAGATAGTGCGTATGCTGCCCAGTCAGTCTCGATAATCTCTAGCAAATCTTTCTGCATTGACTCTACATCCCAGTTGGATACGTGTACGCCGCGCCAAGAAGAAATCCCACACGACATTTCAAAGTGGTCATTGAATATCTCCGCTACGCGTCTAGACTGCGAGCCGTGAGTACCGCTTATGTACCTAGTCTTAAGCATCTTGGCTACGCTGTTCTTAAGTCGTGTAGTCATTGCCTCGGGGTGAAAATCAAACGTGGTAGTCACGCCTCTTGTTTTGGACATTCGTCCTACATCATTGTGGTTCATGTGTTCTCCTTAAAGATTAGTTTTCCATCCTCTCGCTCAACAGTACCCTTGCCGTGGTATATCTGCTGCAAGAAGTACGAGTACCTAGCAGCGTGGTCTTGCATATCAGCTTGTTCAGCCTTAAGCCTTGAGTTGCGCCACAAAAGTACCGCGATACATATCATCAGTACATACTCTAGTTCTGTAAACATTAGTTAACTCCTAACTTATTGGAAGGCCGACATCTTCGCTGCAACTTCTTCAAGTCTACGCTTGGCAGCGTCTCGGGCATTGGCTGAACCTTTGAGGACTTCAACGCTGTCCATGCAGCCTTTAGCCTCTGCTCGAAGGTAAGTGATTTCGTCTACTAACTCCTTTGATGGGTTGATTGCAAGTTTTAACGCTAGGTCGCACCCCTCGATGACGTTGGCCACCAACGAAGAATGGAACCGCTCGCCCTTCTCACCTTGGTACTCTTTGAGCTTGGCTAGCAACGACGCCAGTGGTTTGAGCATCCGATTCACTGTGTCTGAGTTCGCTGCGCTCGCTGCTTCCACCTCTGCCTGTGCGAATGCTTCCTCATCCTCAGGACTTAGGTCGAATAGAAAGTGCTTGGCATCGGGCATGGGCTGGAACCGAAACGCTGCGCTCATGGACTCCAGAAAGGTCTCGGCACTGGGGTACTCGGATGGGCAAGCCCGCCCTGCTGCATGACCGGCGTTGCGATACATCACATCGTCCTGTACCAGTTGGTCATACACTGGTGTGTATGTATCTAGCATCTTGTCCACTTGGGCAATGAGGTGCTTCATCTCCTGTGCATACTCGAAGTACATCGCATTGGGCAGCATCCTTGGCCCTGCATCTATATAGGGGATAGTGTTCTTCTTATGGTAAGCGTAGACCTCCCCGAACTTAGACATGATGGTATTGATGGGGCTATTCTTGTCACGGAACAGCTTGGTCAACACCGTCAACGATGCATCTCCCTCTTGACGCTGCACCTTGTCAGTCAGGAAGTTATCCCGCTTGGTGAGTGCTGCGCGTTTCATAGTCAGCTTGACTAGAACCACCTTATCCGACAGTTTTGCTGGTGTCATATATTTACCTCAGGTTGTTTAATCTGTATCTCATACCCAAGCATCTGTATGTGCTTGATATCCTCGGGTCGTAGCGTCTTTGTTCCTGCGATTGCCGCAAAGATTTGCGCCTCGCCGCATACAGGGTAGACTTTCGACACCCCATACACATCACGAACCTCCACCACAATGGTGTTGCACTGGTTGGCAGCTAGCATCTCAATCTCCTAGGTTGAATAGCTCAGTCAGCACATGCCCCACTATCATTGCCCCATACATAAGCATCAGCTTGGATATATATCCCTCCATATCCCATGCAAGGGCAAGCACGAGGGTCGCTTGTGCCGCCATAAAAGTTAGGTATCTTGCGTCCATTTAGTTCTCCAGAGTTACGATTGCCACGGCGTATGCCTTGGCTTCTTCGGCGTTCTTGAATCTCGGGTGTACCGTTGGGTCAAAGTCCTGCCCTACCATCTGCACCTCCCAGTGAGTACGCTGGTGTTTAGCGACAGCAACGAGGAGGTTGCCATTACGCAAGTACCAGCGTTCTATGTTGTCGTATAGAGCTGGCGAGTGTTTATGCCAAGTCAGTTCTCGGCTCATCGCATCAACTCCCACCCACAAGTTTGCAGCAGCGCGGGTCTTGAGTACCGTTTATCGGTCAGGCTGTGCATCTTCTTCGCTTCCGCTAGTGTCAGCCCATCCCACTCAACGTGTACTGTCTCCCCACTTAGCGGGTCGGTGACCTCAAGGAAAAACTTGTAGTATTCCTTGGTTGCTGTGATTGTGTTCATCCTACGTCCCTCTCGGCTCACATTAGTACTTCTGCATTCTTGGTAGCCCACTCCACGAAGGCTCGTGTGTGCTGAATCGAAGGCTGCAACTTGATAGCGTCCTTGGTCGCCATGACATTGAACTCGGGGCTCAGTCGTGACAAGTACCGCTGTACACGGTCGAAGTTGTCCTTGGTAGCCTTACGAGCCAACGCACCAGTCAAGGCATAGATAGTCGCAGGGTCTTGAGGTACAGCAGCATTGGCTGGGTCTAACAGGATGCCATCAATGTCAGGCAACGCATGGTAGATACGCCGAAAGCCTGTGTACTCGGCTGCTGCACCCTCACCAACTTCTCCAGCGCAGTTGTCAAAGAACAGTCCGCTGTCTAGGCTAGCAGGAATCAGACTCACACGCTCCCAAGACCTAGGTGTCGGGTTGGCGAAGCGATTGGGGTCGAAGTCAGACAACAGGGCAGGGCGAAAGCGCAAGAACTGAATCAGCACCTCGTCAATGTTGTTGTCTAGTGCCCACACAGTGAAGTCCTCGATGTTCTCTTGGAAGTCAAAGCGGCGTGTACGGTTGGCCAACTTGGATGTAATACGATTAGCACCCGACTTGTGCTCGGTCTGGTTGCCAGTGGCGATGATGAACAGGCTGTCAGATAACTGTAAGTTACCCGCTTTTTTGTCATAGATTACTCCACACAGTGCATTCTGCATGGCGATGGGTGCATCAGACAACTCCTCGAGAATGAGTGCTGTGCGTCCTTGTCCTTGGCGTAACTTGTAGAACTCCTCGGGCGGAACCCAGCGTGTGTACTCGCCAGCGTTGTTCGGTGTACCCAGTACATCCACAGGGTCACGCAGGGACGCCGTGAACTCGATAACCTTGTCAGGCTCGATGCCCAACTCGGCGATGATTTCTCGGGCACAAGCAGACTTGCCACCACCGGGCGCACCAAGAATGAATGGCACGATGGCATTGCCACGAGGGGCTTTGAACTGCTCGAGAATTGATGTTTTGATGTTGCTATATCGCATGATTTTCCTTTGTGGTTGATTAAATTATTTCACGTATGTATGTGACTTGCAGTCACTTTGGGGACAGTGGTAGTTGTTTCTTACTCTCCTTTGAGTTTCTTGTATGCAAAGTGTGCGACAAGCATGGCTTTGGCGTTTTCGAGGGTAGACTGCGTTGGGAACTGAGCTAGGTGAGCCATATCATTTGTGTATGGCGTGAACCCATGCCCCAGTCGTGTGTCTCCACGGACGCACCCAAGGTGGTTGCCGTCGTTATCTATTAGGTCGTGAAACCAGACATAGGACTCCCACCCCCTTTCTCGTACCTGCCATATCACAGCGGCAACTCCCGCTGTACCCAAGGCTCTTTGGGCTGTGCTTGCTGTTGGTTTTGTTTGCTCCTGCACGCTAGGCACACCGGCCGGTGCAACTTGGCCTCACTGGGCTCCACTCGCACGGCGTAGCATTGCGTACATATTGGTAGGTGTGTATGGCTCATTTGCCCTCCTCGGCGAGAAGTTTGGTCCGCATTACAACGAGTTGATCCAAGCCTAACTTTCGTACTAGATAGATAATGGAACGCGTCGCGGTAGTCGTCTTGTATGGGTTCGGGGAACGAACTAGGTCTCGCGTTAGCCGCAAGATAATCCAGTCTTCGGCGGTTGGTTCGGGGCGTTTTCTCATTTGCCCTCCTCCCTGTCTACATCGTTATCTGCCACGGCATCGTCAACGCATACATATGATGCTCCATATTCGCGTTGCCAGACTTCAGTGTCCATGACAAGGGATTCGATAATTTCATCGGCTACTGGGCTGTCGGGGTCTACCCCAATGAAGCCAAAAGATACTATTACACGCATGATGATTCTCCAGTTGGTTGGGGGATTGGCAGTGGGATTTGGTCAGTCGCGGTCGAATGAGT